GTCAAACCAGAGCCCGGCTCCGTTGTTCTCAGAGGATGCGTGGAGCGCGCACAACGGCGGGCGGTGCCATTCGCCGTCGACCTTAACGGCGCCCCAGTAGTCGCAAAGCAGGTATGCGAGGCGCTGGCAGAATTTGGGGTCTGTTCCACGGGCGCTGCACTTGGCCACGTGCTCTGCTACAGATTTCATCTTCATTACCGGGTCGGTGACCGCTTTGCCCATGAAGTTACCGGTAGCTAGACTAGCCAGCGTGCGAGCCGGATATCCATGCAGGCCGTCTGGGGTGTACCGGACGCGGAGGAACTCGCCGAACTCGCGGGACACCTGGATCTTGCTGTTCTGGCCGCGGGCGCCGATCCAGCGCAGGGCTCCGACGAACGACGCGCTCTGCGCCCATCTGGGAGCAGTCGCGAAGATGTCGTCACCGGCGTGCTCGGCGTGGCTCAGCAGAGTGTAGTCCCCGCAAGGGCCCGAGTTGACGGCGGGCCTGGCCGATTCGACGGCCGCGAGGGACTGGCCGTCGTCGCTGGGGTACAGCTCAAACGGCGGAGCGTTGAGTGGGGTTGCAGCCGGCACGGGTATGGCGGCGGAAGCACACGCAAGCTTGCAGTTCACGCGGTTGAGGTGGGTGTTGATCCACGAAGTGGCGCGCAGGCCCGACATCAGCCCGAGTGGCATCTGGATGATGGCACCGTCGGGGTACTCAGCGGTGGCATTGTCGAAGGAAGCGACGCACCACCACACAGCCGCTTGGTAGTCGGCGTGGGCTTGCTGGAACCAGGGCTGGGTCGTGATGCCCCGGAATGTGGCAGCCATCGAGGCGGCTGAGTGCTGGGAATTGAAATCGTCGAAGTCGTACATGACGCCTACTCCCTGCCGGATATGGTGCTTGCGGTGGGCAGCGAGTACTAGCTCGTCAGGAGCGCCGGGAGATAGATGTGTGTGGTCGCTGCGATACCTGCCCTCGATCGGGCGCAACACATAGTCCATGATAGCGTATGACGTGAAGTCGCAGCCGTACAAGACGCGCACCTTACCTGGGTCATTGATCTTAATAGAAAACTTGGCTCGGATAGCTGGCGGCAGTTTGTGAATGGCCTCCGTGAGCCAGTCGGCGTCGACTGTTTCGCCGAAGCTCTTCTTGGAATGACGAAATTTGATGGAAGCAGACTTGCCCGCGACGGTGATGGCGCCCTCTTCCAAGACGGCCGCGCCTGAAGGCATGGAACCGTTAGTTAGCGTGAAGGCACGCATTTCGAAGTGGTCGCGAGCGGAGTCGGGCCGTACGACGCCTGCGATAGATTCTGCGAGCGTGTCAGACACGATGCGGGCAACGCTGGCTGGGTCAAGGTCGGTCGCGAAAGCACTGTTCCGGCGGTGCGCTTTCTCCTCCTCAAGGTCGATTGTCCCTACGCCTCGCGCTCCGAGGGTGTTGAGCTCAGCGATTTCGGCGGTGCTCACCTGCCACTCATCGGGCACGCCGTGCTTCTTGGCGACGCCGTTCATGAGCTTAGCGTACTTGTAAAAGTCGGCGAAGGAGAG